TTTGACATTAAGCCTAGTACTGTATCTTTTGTGGTTTCTTCTAAATGTATTATTCCTATGTTTTGTTTGTGTTCAATGAGTAAATGAGCTTCAATTTCTTTAAAGAACTCTGTTTTACCCATACCTGTTCCGGCTCCAAACACAATAAACTCAGGGGTTCTTATTCCATAAGTTAGTTCTGATAATCGTGGGAATGGGTAAGATAATCCAAATTCTATTGGCTTATTTACCTCTTCCCACAAGCTTTCACCTGAGACAATTCCATCAGGTCTATACTCTCTACCTCTCCAAGTTGCTTTATACATTTCATCAATACGTCCGGCTTTGAGCATTTCATTAGCATCTTTCAATGGTAGATCTATTATTTTAGCTTTACCGATTGAAAGTAATTGACAACATCTGCTTATAACTTCTTGTCCTGCATCATCGTTATCAAACATAAAACATACTTCATCAAATCGTTCTAACCATTTTAGATTATGTTTTATTGCTGCTTCAGCTCCTTTAGCTCCATTTGGTACACTAACAACAGGAAAATCCCCTACTGTTTGATATACTGATAAAGCATCAATTTCACCTTCAGTTATGATTACTTTTTTAGTATTCCCTTTGAAGAGTTCCATACCATAAAGCAAGGGTTTAAACTTGCCTATGGTAATGAACTCTTTTGTATCAGGAAATCTTAACTTTTGAAAGATAGGATTATTTTCTAAATCCCTGTAAGTAGATATATGTACTTCTTTTCCCTGATATGTTCCAATCCTATAAGAATATTTCTTACAAGAATCTTTTGTTAGACTTCTATCAGGGATAGCTCTTACAACACCACTAATAAAATCAGCTTGCATTGTATTTTTCTTAGAGCTTTTTGAAGTACCTGTAAATTTACCACAGGAATGACATTTAGTAGAACCATCATCATTGACCTGAAGTGCATCACTAGAACCACAATCAGGGCAAGGTTGATGTGCTTGTGTCATTAGATAGTCTGTCCAATCATCTTTTTCTTAGCTTCAACTAAGATATGTTCAAAGTATCTAGGACATTGACAAGACTCACCATAACAAGAAGTTTCTTCACAGAATGAATCATTAGCATCTATTTCTGATAACAATGAAGCTAATTCTTTTATCTCTATAGAAACCATAGGAGAAAACTTTTTATCAGTTGTTTGCTCTAAAGCCCAAGTTAAAAATTCTTCTTGAGTATCAAACTGATAAACATCATCATCTCTATCTAATACAAATTTAATTGCTTCTTTTGTACTGTCCTTAATAGAAGATGTAGAGCTATAAATTCCATCTGTTGAGTCTAGAGGTTTAAAACAATAACTGTTCTCTCCATTGATGTATGAATATACCAATTTGTAAATATGAGTTTTTGAATTAAATTTCTGTAATGCTGCATATATTTTTCGTTCATTACCCTTAGAATCAACACTAACTTCATTATCAGCTAATCCCTGACTAATAGTTACATCAATTTCTTCTAATTTAGGGAACTCTCTACAGCCTAAGATAAATCTTGCAAGTTCATCTTGGTGATCTAAAACATAAACCACAGCATTAGGATTACATTTCTTATGTTCTTGGAAATCACTGTAAGAACAAATAATTTGCTGACAATACATACTATAACACTCTAATCTACCATTTTTTGAAAATAGTTCATAGGTACTTCCTTTAATATCGACTAAATAGCGTTTACCTAAATCAAATGCAGGAAACTCTACAATAACTTGTGTTTGTGGTTTATTAACTACTTTCTTAATCATTGATAACTCCTTGTAATTTAGTCATAATCTTTTGAGCTTTTTCTACATTAGTTTCAAGAACTAATAGAGCAGCTTTTGCTAGAGTAATTTCTTGCAAAGTTGTTTCTACACCTTTAGCCAGCATGTCTACAATCTTCTTAATAAACTGTTCAAAGATATTGATTGTATTACTTAATTTGTTAATTTTAAAAATCATTTTTATTTAGCTCCTTCTAGTGCTTGCAGCACCTTTATCTCTTCAATCCACTCTTGTGGTACTAATTTATCAGCATACTTAAATCCATTATTTTCACACCACTTTGCATAGGTGGTGTTAGATACTTTGGAGATCCTAGATCTGCTGTTTGAGAACACAAATCTAAATTCTAAATGAGGATACTGATCTTTAATTAACAGCATTTTCATTCTATCTGCTGTTTCAAATCTCCCTTTAGTTTCAATTATAATTTGCTTGGATACAGGGAAATCGGGTGTATAGTTACATTTTTTATCAACCTTATAAGGAAGTTTTATAGTTTCATATTTAGGATCTATATTTTGATCTCTAAGTTGCTTATCTATTACTTCCTCTAAACCGCTTCTAAATCCGTACTTTAACCCTACTTGTTTAGAACTAAAACCCTTCTTCATCATCTGCTTCAGTTGTTTCAGCTTGTTTAGTTTCTTCTACTTCATCATCAGCTTCAAAGCTTCCATCTTCTTCACCAAAACCTAATGATCCAGTGTATTCAACTAAATCAATAATCTGAACTGCTTTTAGCTTTAATGAAACACCAGTTTTACCACCGACTGAATAACCTGATAGTTCTACATTTAATTTAACAATTGAACCTTCTCCCAGTTTAACAGCTCCCTTAACTGGTTGACCTTTGCAATCAACAACAGGGATACTAATATTAATAATTCTCTTATCTTTACATGTTATTTGGGCTTTTTGATCAGCCTTTAATACATAACGTCCTTGAGGATCAGGTGTTTGTTTAATAATTTCACCAGTATCTTTGTTTTTTTCAACCTTTATATAAGGTTTAACTCGCTCAAAATCTTGTACTATACCTTTTTTCTCTTTATATTGAGCATTTCTAATTTTTAGAGCATCAGCTAAAATTGCTTCCCCTTCTTCTTTGCTGATTAAAATTTGTATAGTATACTTTCCCTCAGGATCAAACATGGTGCTTGGTGTTGAAACTGCGTTGAACCCTACAAGTTCACCTTTTCCTGTTGTAAATCTTTTTGCATTTCTATCATTTGCCATATACGTTTTAAACTCCTTCTATTGTTGTAATTTACTGTACGGTAAAGTTCTAGCGTAATAGCTAGTAATTACCTCTAAATTTTACTGAGCGGTAAATTTATATATTCCACTCACTTTGCATATAATTTTTAATTGCCTTAAATTCCGGTCTTATGTTACCATCATAAACATAGTTATGAGCTTGTCCTAAGACCTCACCGCTCTCTAACCCATATTGATCCAACATACAAATAAAGGCTGCTGCCATTCCTAATAATTGATCCGGTACGTTCTGTCCTTGAACTGCATCTACAACCCTAACTGCGGTATGTGCTACTCTTTGAGGTGTTGTCATAACCATTTGGTTGTAAATAAGATCAGATGTTTTTGTCTTTAAATTCATTTATGCTACCTTTGTTTTCTTATTCATATCTAAACTACGTTCTAGTAGGTAATCCAGCCTACCAATCGACCTTTGACCGAGTTTATTAATTTCTATGATCGTTTCTCTTTTGTTCTGTCTTTTACCTGTCACCATCATAAAAGTTCTAGGAGTACGTTCAAAATATCCTAAATCTTTTATAAGTTGTTGTGTGCAGTAATAACCACGATTGTGAATTGCTATTTGTGATTCGCTTAACATCCATACTCCTTCCAAATATCTATTTCTCTTACTTGAACACTATAGTTTCCTGTGCATAGTTCCGGTGTTTCTAAAATGAAATCAAGAACCTTAGCAGCAGTTTCTGCTTCTTCATCTGATTTTAGTTCTAAGATACTCACCGTAACCCCACACAAGGTTCTTTCTAATACTTTCATTTCACTCCTTTACTATTTTCTACTTCCATTTATTAATCTTCGTACTACAAGTATTGCTATACCCAAAACCGGATATAGACAATATTTTCCACGCTAGGCTTAGGGGAGAGGCTAGCTATGACACTATTTCAGAGATTAATTGTTCTCATTAACGCTCTAAATAGGAAAAATATCAAGTCTATATTGGTTTTATTTTACACTCATTAATAAAAATAACTTTTTATTGTCGTTTAATACTGATTTTTCAATACATTTTTGCGATTTGTCCAAATCTTTTTGGTAGATAATCATACATATTCATTTTAAACTTCATTGATGGGTATGAAAAGTACAATAGGTAAAAGAATATCGGTTGAGAGGGATCTGCAAAATATCTCACAAGTTGAACTTGCTAAAATAGCAGGAGTAACCGCTAATACGCTTAGTTTGATTGAGAATGGTGATGTTTACCCTCGCATTGATACACTTAAAAAGATTTGTAATGCTTTAAATATATTAGTTTGTGATGTGCTTAAAGGTTATTAAACTTCTATTCCAGTTATTTCCTTAAATATGTCTTTATCAAAATTAGGAAGTTTCTTAATAGATTTCTTCTGTTTATCTGAGAATTTATCCCACATCTTTTGGCAAGTTTCTTTATAATCATTTACTTTCAAATAACCATAAGTCGTTTCATACTCAGGATGTTGTTGCTTTTCTTCATCTGTCATATCAGAAGGGCATACCCACTCTGTTAAGTAAAAACTTGAATATCTTAACAAGCTATATGCTTCAGGAAACTTTTGCTCAAATTCCTCATAAGTAAGTTTTGTTGGTTTATTGAACATATAGATTTTTGGCGATTGAGAATTGAATAATCCGTTTCCGTAATTGCAAGAGTTGAACATCCCTGTGTTTCTGTCGCCTGTGTTACTGTCGCCTGTGTTACTGTAGCCTGTGTTACTGTCGCCTGTGTTACTGTCGCCTGTGTTACTGTCGCCTGTGTTTCTGTCGCCTGTGTTACTGTCGCCTGTGTTTCTGTCGCCTGTGTTTCTGTCGCCTGTGTTACTGTCGCCTGTGTTACTGTAGCCTGTGTTACTGTCGCCTGTGTTTCTGTCGCCTGTGTTTCTGTCGCCTGTGTTGTTTCTTCCAGTATTGCCTTTACCAGTATTTACCATCTCAAGAACTTCAGCCCAAGTTATTTCTTTTATAATTTTAAGTTTACTTGTTACAGATTTATCTTCTCCTGCTTCAATTTCACCAATAGCCTCAACCATAGCAACTTTGTTATTAGGATCAAAAGATGTATAGTTAAAACAATCATTTAATTTAGTGCAGAAATGAAAACCATTACCACATAATCTTATTGAGCCTTCGTGTGTAAATGTTTTACCTACTTCATACTGGAAATCACCATAAAAACCTTTCCAATTTGAATCAAATACCTTAAATCCTTTTACTTTCTTTGTAGCCATTTTTATTCTCCTTCTTTTTGTTTAAGTAATAACCGCCAAAGCGGTGCTAGATAGTTTTTTCAAAACTTTAACTATATCTCATAGGCGTATGCTCTAGCAACATTAGTATGGACAGCTTGCAAGTCCTGCCATAGAACTGTTTTAGCACTGTTAGTAGGCTTGTTCCCTTCAATTCTTCTTAATTAAAAAAGTACTCACTTTCTAATACTTCTTCTATATCTAAACTACCTTCTTCAGGATGTTCAGGAACGCTCTCTAAAAGCTTTTCCAGTTTCTGAATTTGTTTCCTGATTTTATTTTTTTCTTTTAGATCTTCTGCTTGGTATATCTGTTGTTCAAATTTTGTAATATCCTCTCTGAGGATCAACAAAACATCATCACAAAATACTTCAAAATATCCTGCCTATAGATTTCTACAAAAGACTCTCTAAGCAACCTTGCACTAATATCACAATCAGGTGCTAAGGTTCCATAACAATCATGAACTGCCATATAGCTTGTTATTCCAGCAGCTTTACACTTACATAAATATTTCATTAAACAACTTGCATCTAATGAGTGAATGAAGTTAGGGCATACCCCATTTGCTTGCTTATGCTTATCGAGTTCATCACTGTTTTTAATACTTCTAGTCTTTATAAGTTTTCCAAATAATTCAGTTTCTATTCTTATCTCTTTTGTGGATCTATAAGCTTGTCTTATCAACAATCCACTAGGAGTTAGCCACTCTATGTAGTGTTTTTCAGAATTAACCATCCGAACTATTTTTCTGAGATAATCCATTCCTTTGACTGCTGCTTTTAAGTTATCTTCAATTGATTCCCAAAGATATTTGGATAACCATGAAGCAACTTTAAATACACAGTCTTGAGGACAGGATCCTATTTGGAAGTGGTTAAAGATATATTCTAAGCTGTAGGTATCTCTTAAATACTCTTCAATATAAGCTCTACAACTTAATCTTGTACCACCATAAGGTAAAACCATTACCGGTCTTTTTGTTAATTTTCTGTTAATTCCTAATGAAAGAAACTTACCAGCCAAATCAGAATTTTTACTGTTAGATATAACACCGCTATCAAGCTGTAAGGTGCTGCTATCCCTGTTGCATTGTAATTCATCATTTAATTTCTCCTTTAATGTTTCCGCTACTACACCATAAATATCACTAGGAATATCTGAATTTGTTAGATTTACAGATCTTCCACCTACTTCATCCTTTAACAGAGCAGAATAGTGCTGCAAGCCGTTGCATGTTCCATCAAGTTGGATAGGTATGTAAGTATAAGATACTGAAGTATCACCGTAACTAACCCCCACGTAATCAAAAACCCATGCAAGGAATTGGAAGGGTTTATCAGCCTCAATCCAGCCTCTGTTATAAATGGGATCTTCTGCATAACTCTTTATCTCCTTTTCATTTTCTAAAACCCACTTGATGCGATCTTCATAAGAAACTTTATCGTTTCCCCACATATTTGCACCATGTATTCGTAACCAATTTATTGATTTTTCATCAACTAATTTACCTTCACCAAAATGTAATAAACCTTTAGCTAAATCACCGCCTTGAGGCTGTAATAGAACTGGTATTGGGTATAACCTACCCCTGAAATCCATTTGGTGAGGAAACCATATTTTTTCATACTTGCTAAAATCACTTGCTATGTTTAATATCTGTGATGTTAGTATTCTAAGAGATCTCTTCTTGATATTCTGTTTATGTAATTCGTAAGTTTCTCTCTTCCAATTTGTTATTGTTGTTTTATCTTCTTCAGATAATTCCTGAGTTTCTTTATCATAATCAGGGAATGGAAATGGTATTAGTGGTACATCTTCTCTATCAGGTAGTCCTGCTAATGGTTCTCCTATATCCCACAACTGTTGAACAACCTCAAGAACTTTTGTATTAATTTTCCAAGGTGTTTTCTGAAGTGTATTTATTGC